TCGGGATAGGTGATCTTGGCGCTGCCACGATTGCAGAGCGCCTGCGCATTCAGCGGCGACATGATCAGCTCGTCGCTATCACCACCCGCGTCGAAGATGGCCGCTGCCAGACGGAGGGCCAGCTCCTCGGGCGTGGAGCCATCGGCCGCGAGACGGCAGCCAGCAAGCAGCGTCGGCTGGACGCTGCGATCCTTGCCCCGGAAGCTCTCCAGAGGAGCCGGAGCCACCAGGGGAATGATAGAGGCCATGCCCTCCATGAGCACGTTGCCCGTCTCACCCTCGCGGAAGAGAGACATGGTATCCACGAAGCCGCCAATGGCACCCGAGAGGGTGACCGTACCAGCGTCGTAATCCACAGCCGTCACCGTGGCATTACCCGCCTGGAGCGTGGTGGTATTGGCTCCAACCTTGATCGTCATTCCGACGAAGAAGTTGCGGGCATCACTCTTGACCGTGAGAGTGACGATGTTGCCCGATGCAGAGGCGCGCACACCGCGCACGCCCGTACCATCTCGGAAGATGTCGAATCCGAGATCGTTCATCATGCCGTTTGCAGTGCCCCGCATCTCGGCCACCACGAGGTTTTCAAACGCATTGGGGTCGCCCATGCTCAGGACGGACGAAACACCGTCGATTTGAGCAATGCGATAACGGACCTTGGGCAGCATGGAAAACTGCACGCCCTTGATCGCAGAGACGTTCGTCTGGGCCGTCAGAAAGACGGAGCCCGCGCCCTGGCCGTCGCCATAGGCCACGACGTAGTTGTTGGTGAGACCGATTCCGCCGAGCTTCTTCGTGTTACTCAGCGTGGGGTGGCGGCGCTCTTCCTCGTGGACGAGCTGGCCATACTTGATTTTGTAGACAAAATCCGCCGCGCCGAGACCCGTGCTTCCGCTATTGGTAGCTGGCATGGTGCCCTCTCAATGGAGAGCACTCAGTCGCCGACTTCTTCGCCTCTTAGCATCGCAGCGAGCCGCTTGCGATACTGGCGCTCCGTTTCCTCGTCGGTAAGCTGAGTACTATCCTGTACTGCTGGTTTGCTGCTCTTGCCATTGCTAGGGCCTTTCTTCTCGGCGGCCGTTTTGGATTTTTCTTTTTCAATCGTTGCTACGGGTGCCTCGGCGACTCCATAGTCAGCCAGGAGCTGCTTGCGCGCCTTCGCCCACGCCAACACCACAAGGGCTGGATCGGCGAATTGCTGCTTGGCGGCACTCAGCTCCGCTGCTACCTCGTAAAGCTCTTTCAGCGTGCGCTGAGGCTGCTTTTCGAGGGCCTTGGCCAGTAGCGGGGTCTTACTCTTGTATTGCTCGATCGTGTATTCGAGCCGTGCGGAATAAGCATCTCGCGCCTGGAGCATCTGAGCCTGTTGCTTCTCGTGCTCCTGCTGGCGCTTCATATTGTCCACCTCGCGCCGCGTCTCCTGGGCTTCGAGCTGGAGCCTGTATTCTCTTTGGAGGCGATCCGCCTCGGCCTTGTTCTTCGGGTCGGCCTGGGCTGCCTTGGAGCGGTAATAGAGCTGCTTGGAGGCGTATTCCGCCGCCTCCTCATTGAGCAGTCCCGCCCGGATCAGCGTGTCATAGGGATCAATCCGCAGCTGCTTCAAGAAGTCAGTCAGCTCGTTCTCGCGCCGCTCTACTTCCTGGTAGGCCTTGTAAACCGTTTGCTCGCGCTGGAGCACCTCGGTTTTCATGGCCTGGATGGAAGACTCTCGTTTCTGAAGCTCTCGGAAGGCCTTCGAGTATTTGCCCTTCTCCTTCTCGGGATCCGTAGGTTCTTCTTCCTCCGTCTCCTTGTCGGGCTCGTCCTCTTTCTTCTCGGGCTCCTCTTCGTCCTCTTCCTTCTTCTCCTCGGGCTCGCCTTCTTCCTTCTTCTCGGGCTCCTCGGGAGGTGTCTCCTCCTCGTCACCCTTCATGAGCCTGGAGAGCTGCTTCTGGTACTCGGCATCTACCTCGACGGCCTTCGCCTTATCGGCCTCGGGCGCAGGGGTGCCAGCCGGCTTTTCGTCAGCCACGTTCGTGCTCCTGGTTTTTGCTTGTAGAAGGGCTGACTAGCCAGTCGGCCCAGGGGGCAAAGCCATCTGCGGAGGCGCTCCCCCCATCTCAGGCGGAGGAGCCTCGCCCAACGCGGGCGGCATACCCTCGCCTGGCTGCATGCCCTGCGGCGGCATGGGAGGCGGCTCCATAGCCTTCGAGATCATGAAGGCCATCTGATCCAAATGCGTTCTCAGGCACTCCAGGCCCTGCTCCGAGGCGCCATCATTCAGGGCCGCGAAGTACTTGCCCACCATGGTGGAGAGGCCGAGTGTCTGAAGCTCGCCACGTGGATCAGGTGCTACATAATCACCGTCGAGGAGCAGCTCGGCGACCTTATCCAGGTACTCCAGATAGGCGTCGATCTCCTTCATCGCGTCGTCGATATCCGGGTGGCGGATAAGGTGACGCGCCATCTCGGGCGTGATAAGGCCCGAGGACTGCCACGTCGAGATGATGTCCATGCGGCCCGCGAGCGTCCTGGACAGCTGAGGCGCGGCCTGGAGCTGATAGGCCACGTCCTTCATGTCCACTTCGCTCCACTTGATGCGGCGCTTCACGTGCGCGAACGAATAGCCCACGTCTGGCGTAGGCCGCTTGTTCTCCGCGTTGCGCTTGCAGAGCATGAGCACCACCTCGATACAATCGAGGTACCAGCGCTCTAAGGCCTTCTCCTGAATCGCGAAGCGCTCACTGGCCACGTCATTGGATTCTCTGACCGCGGCACCCGTCTCCAGACGGGCAGGCATCTTGCCGCTGGAGTGCATATCCGAGATGCCTGAATTCGTCCGGCTCAGTTCGGAGAGTCTTTCGAGACGGCGCTCTGATTCAGGGGCAATGACTGGAGGGATGAGGGTTTTTGGCATCTCGCCAATGACAGGCACAAAGCGGCCAGCGCCAGAAACACGCATCTTGTCCGCCGCGCCGATGTCATTGACGTTCACAAAGGTGATGGGACTGGCATACAGGTCAATCTGCTGATCGTGCGCCAGGTGCATCTTGTTGATGGTGCGCTGAATGGCCTGGAGCTGCTCCACCAGGCCAGCGCCTGCCCATCCGGTAGAGCGCTCGGTCCACTTGATGACGGCGATCGGAAACTTCAGATCGTGGTACTCCTCGTCAACAAGGACGAGGTGAGCCGTGCTCACGACCTTGCGGCCTGGCCTATAGCCGTCAGTGCCCTGCTTGCCAATGGGCAGACGCCAGGAATAGCGAAGCAGGATCTGATCCGTGGAATTCATACCCGAGATGCCGAAGTAGGTGCCCGTGGCCTCTCTCGGAGTGTCTTCCAGCTCTCGGGCCTTGCTCGGGTAGCGCGCGATGAGATCCTCGCGGTCCCTGTACTTCAAGAGGTGCAGCTGGCGAGGGGCCTGGGTAAGGCACTCCTCCTCATTCACCCGCACCTCGATGGGAATGAAACGCTCGTGGTGGATCTCGCCATTCTCGTCGAGATCAAACATCCTGACGCCCGTACCGAAGATCGCGGCGTCTTTGAAGATGCGCGGCTTGCACTCATCGAGACGCATGATCTTCGCCAGGCCCTCGGCATAGCGGGCTAGATCAGCAGCGCGCCGCTTCGTCTTCCAGTCGCCCTCGTCCGTGAGAAACACAGGCCGAACCGTCTGTCTCGCGGCAATGGACGTGACCGTGTCGACGTTGGCGCAACAGACGTTTTCCGTGACTTGCTGCTGAAGCTCGTACGGGAAGAAGCTCCGAGACACGTAGTCGTACGGGTCATAGAGCCACGCGAGATAGTAGTAGTTCTCATAGAGATCGAGCTGCGTACTCTCGATCGCTAGAATCTCCGTCGTGATGGCTGTACAAAGCCGCTCTTGCGGCTCGCGCCACCAGCGGACCGTATTAACGTCCACGGCGATCCCTCAGACTCGGCATCTTGGTGCCGGGAGGCAAGCCGAAGGTCACAGGGTCACGGCCAGCAGGCGGCTCTTCCTGGGCAGGCGCCTCGGGGAGAGGCTTCGGCCTCAGCGTGACCTGTAGGCCATCAATGGCGAGGGCAGTCACACCTTCCGCCTGAAGCGCCGGCAGATGCTTCAGGAGAATGGTCAGCTTCTCGTCCATGCTCTCACTTGGGCTGGTAGGCGCCGCCCGGCTGGAAGATGGGTGACTGCATGCCCAGGACGTCGTGCTTGGGCTTTCCGAGGATTCCATGGAGCAGCTCCTGCTCAGGACTCATCACGGGATCCGCCACGGGCTCCGTGTGACTGATGTATTTGGTAATGGCGCCTCGGGCGTAAATGGACGCATCACACGCGTCATTCCGCTGGGCCTTGTTCTCACGCTTGCCCGACTCGTCCCACTGGAGCGTCGCCATCTGCTTGGCGAGGTGCGACTCCTTGAGAATCTTGAGCCGGCCATCCACCAGGTCATCATTCGTGAGCGCGACAAAGCCGAGCTTATCGGCCTTCTTCGCGGGCTCGACCCTGTGGCCCGTCTTCGTCCTGATCTGCTCCAGGATCGTGGTGCCCATATGGGCTGTGTCACCCACAATGGCGATCGGGTAGTCCGCGTACTTCTGTACCAGCTCGATCGCCTTCACCAGGGCATCGGCCAACACGTCGACATCCAACGTCTGCCGGTACCACTCATAAACGTGGTAAATGCGGCGTGTCTCGTCGGCGAAAGCAAACACCTCGATGGCGCAGGGATCCACCGATCCCAGGTCGAGACCGATGGCAAACTTCCATCGGATCGCGGCATCTCCAGTCGGGAGCTTGGCCAGTAATGGCAGCCCGAAGGGGTTATCACTCGTCTGCTCTTTGGGCGTCCAGGTGTTGAATTCGGCGCCGTCGTCACTGTGCGGGCGGAATCGATAGCAGAAGTCCGTGAGATCCGAGGCCCACAGGCCCAGGTACTCTCTCATCCACGTGGCGTTTTGCGAATCCCAGCCTCGATCGGCCT